TGTAATTCCATTGGGCTGATTGACTCGGGATATTGTGGTGAAGTAAAGGCTATGGTGGATAACGTTCATGCTGAGCCTGAAACGACTATGCGTATTGATACGGGCACCCGTATGTTCCAAATTTGCCAGCATAACTTTCTGCCGTTTGCGCATATTGTTCTAGTGGATTCGCTGGCGGATATGCCCAGGACACGCGATACTCGTGGGTCTGGTGGATTTGGTTCTACTGGAACGACTCTTCAGGCAGAGGAGCATTCTCGGACCTAGACGTATGGGTATAGCAGGATTAGTGAGATTGTATCGTGGACGATGGCGCCCCAGTAAGCGCTATAGAATGTAGTTCCCACTCCAAATACCATGACGGCGATTAGTACTAGGGAACGCAGAACGGTGTTAATCAGAACGTTTGCAGTAGGAAAGAACCAAATATTCATTTAATAGTAATATAAGAAATGGTTGTGTATACCGGGACGGTTTACAATCACATAATTACTTTTAAAGACGCGCTTGCGTTGAGTGGAAATATCGCAATTCTTTCGGTATTCTACTGCTTATTAGGTTCGCTTCTGTCGTATGTTTTCTACTACATATTTGACGAATACAATCCGGATGAAAAAATTGGATTAGAATGGGAGAAGAAGTCCTTGTTGTATAAGTTGGCGGACGTATCGTTTGAGGTTTCTATTGTTTCACTCGTATCGTTCTGGATTATATTTACGGTGAATACATCGGCTCCGATTATTCCAGTGCCTCAGCATTTTGCTGCGGCCGTCGATACGTATACTACAGGTATGTTCTTCATGTATGCGGTGTTTATTTTCATGAATGACTTAACATCCAAGTTAAAGTTTATATATCATAGCCATTTAGAACACGTATTTGACCGCGTTTTCCCCAACGCAGGTTCGGTGTTGGATATGAGCTTACATTATGAGTAGTCGCGGTCGATAGCAGGATAATATTTTTTTCTCGCAATAGAACATAAACAAAAATGGGCGGTGGTCTTATGCAGCTCGTGTCTTATGGTGCGCAGGATATCTACATCTCGGGCAACCCCCAGATCACGTTCTGGAAGGTGCTATACAAGCGCCACACGAACTTCGCGGTGGAGTCCATTGAGGTGACGTTTAACGGTCAGGCCGACTTTAACAAGCGCGTGACGGCGATCATCAACCGCAACGCCGATCTGATGTACAAGACGTACATCCAGGTTGTGCTACCCCAGATTACGCTGGCGACGTCTGGCAGCACGCTAGGCACAACCATCACTTCCACCACGCAGGGTTTCCGCTGGCTCAACTACATCGGTCACCGCCTAATCAAGCAGGTGGAGATTGAGATTGGCGGCCAGCGCATTGACCGCCAGTATGGTGACTGGATGCAGATCTGGACCCAGCTCTCCACGGAGGCGGGCACGGTGCGTGCGCTGGACTCCCTAATCGGCAACACCCACGACCTAGTGCTGATGAAGCGCGCGACGGGTATTGGACTCGATGCGACCTGCACGTCAACGGAGACGACCATCTCTTGCGTGCCCCGCGCCGGTGTGCCCGCCAAGACGCTGTATATTCCCCTGCAGTTCTGGTTCTGCCGCAACCCTGGTCTAGCGATTCCCCTGATTGCGCTGCAGTACCACGAGGTGCGCATCAATGTGGACTTCGAGACGTGGCAGAACTGCCAGTACACTGAGTCCTCCATCGGTGTGCCCACGAACAGCATTGCGGCCCAGTCCCTAGCGGCCGCGTCTCTGTATGTGGACTACGTCTACCTAGACACGGAGGAGCGCCGCCGGTTCGCCCAGCAGAGCCACGAGTACCTGATTGAGCAGGTGCAGTACACTGGTGCGGAGTCCATCACCTCATCTTCCAACAAGATCCAGCTGAACTTTAATCACCCCGTGAAGGAGCTACAGTGGGTGGTGCAGCGCGACTCGTTCGTGGACTGCTCTGCGCAGGCGTGGGTGGCGTCAGTTGGCGGCCCCCAGCCTTTCAACTACTCCGATGACTTCAGCACGGATGGTCTGATTGTGTCTCTACTGTCCCAGGGTAATAACCAGGGCGGTATTGGTGTGAATCAGGGCTCATCGTATGCGTCCGGAACTGCGGCGGCGGTTACGGCTGGTCTGGGTCAGGGTCCTACGGAGAGCACCACGATGATTGGTGCGGATACCTACGATCTAACGGGCTCAGCCGAGTTCGAGTCTGGTGTGAACTACCTGCTCGCCAAGGTGATTCTGGATTCCGGCATCCGCTGCGAGGGCAAGAACCCCGTGGAGGTGGCCAAGCTGCAGCTCAACGGCCAGGACCGGTTCACGGAGCGCGAGGGCTCTTACTTCGACAAGGTGCAGCCCTACCAGCACCACACGCGCACGCCTTCAACGGGTATCAACGTGTACTCGTTCGCGCTGCGCCCCGAGGAGCACCAGCCTTCCGGCACGTGCAACTTCTCGCGCATCGACAAGGCGACGCTACAGCTGACTGTGTCCATCAACACGGTGACTGGCTCTCGCACGGCGCAGGTGCGCGTGTATGCGCTGAACTACAACGTGCTGCGCGTGATGTCTGGCATGGGTGGCCTAGCGTACTCCAACTAAGCAGTTGAGTAGTTTTAATAATTAAAAAATAAATAGGGTTAAATCAACCCACAATTAAAACCATATATATGAGTTTAATTGTTGATAATTTAGCATGACATATAATAATTATGGAATCTATTTTTAACAAGTTTGATACTGATAAAAATAGTCGTTTTCATAACTATACACGGCAATACGAAGCTTTATTTAAGGAATGGGCCGTAAAACCAATATCTTTTCTGGAGATAGGTGTTCTTGGGGGACAATCTATTAAAGCATGGCGTGAGTTTTTCCCGAATGCTATTAAAATAGTAGGAATCGATATTAATAGCGATTGTAAACAATATGAAGATATTAAAAATAATATATATGTTGAAATTGGTGATGCAACAAATAAGGATTTTTTAAACTATATAATGAAAAAGCATGGTTCTTTTGATATAGTATTAGATGATGGAAGTCATTATAATTCACATGTCATCCAAACATTTGAGTATATGTTTCCAATGTTAAATAATAGTGGGTTATATATTGTAGAAGATACTATTTGTTATAAAATGCAAGGCTATATAGATAGAAATTATCCAAACCATTTAGATTATTTTATTAAATTTATACCTTTTTTAAATCAGAGACGTTACGATGATTCTACCGGCGATATTAGAGATAACTGCGTAGACCCATTTAAGATTATTAAAAAGACAACAAATATTTTTGAACAATCGATCGATAAAATAGAGTTTGGATGTTCGTATATTGCAATTAATAAGGTTAACAGATTACATTGGGTTTAAATTCTTAAATTCAGTTGTGTAGTAATAAAAATGCATCCAGAGGCTAGAGATTTTACTGTATTCGCGAAATCCCAGTTTCCCGAGTTCTTTGCAAATAAGAAGGTCCTTGATGTCGGATCGGGCGATATAAACGGCAATAACCGATTTCTCTTTGATAATTGCGAATACGATGGAAACGATGTGTTTGCAGCCAACAATGTGACTATTGTATCAAAGACATCTGCGTTACCATTTGGTCCCGAAACATTTGATACGATTATTAGCACCGAATGTTTTGAGCATGATCCAGAGTATAGCGCATCTTTCCAAAAGATTGTGAGTATGCTGAAACAGGGTGGTTTATTTGTGTTTACATGTGCATCTACAGGACGAAATGAACATGGAACGCGTAGAACTTCTCCGAAAGATTCGTATGGAACTATTGGAAATGTTGAGGGGTGGACGGATTACTACAAGAATCTCACATTTGAGGATTTAGAACAAAGTGTTGATATGAATGAGTTTAGCCAGTATGCGCACTATTATCATTCGAATGCAAAGGATTTGTATTTTTGGGGAATTAAAAAGGGAGGAAATACATATAATGTACAAGCATACGAATGTACGTCAACTCCGCCATTAATTCATAAAAAACCAACTTTATTGGCGATGAAATTCTCGTGGGCAAAAAATTTAATAGTAAGATAGCTTGTGCTAGTTAGAATTTATGCGAGTCGTTTAATACATATAATTAAAGTATATCAAATCTGTAAATGATTTGTAGATTGTGCAAAGGTTATAATGTAACCGATGTTATTGAGTTGGGGAACCAGATAATAACATCTGTATTGAGTGTAGAGGTTCGACGATTTAATCCATATACATCATATCCTTTTTTTAGCAAAAGTTCAGATAGATAAGACCCATCTTGTCCAGTAACCCCCGTTATAATTGCTACCTTTAACATTTGTAATAGAGATAGGTGTTATTTGTATATCGTTTTTATATACGTCATTTATAAAATGTGGGAATTTTTGGATAAAGTTGTCTATATAAATTTAGATCATCGGACAGACCGTCAAGAAATTATGAAACGATTCTTTGAAGAAGCCAATATTCCAACCGAAAAAATAGAACGTTTTTCCGCTATAAAACATAATATTGGCATCATAGGTTGTGCTATGGGTCATATAGCAATTCTAAAACGTGCGAAACAGCAGGGGTGGAAAAATGTTCTTATTTTGGAAGATGATTTGCAGTGGATTGATTTTGAAACAAACTATAAGAAGTTAGAAGGGCTTGTTTCACTTCCAAACTGGGATGTATGTATGTTAGGCGGTTTATTTATCAAGACAGAGGACATATACGTAAAAATGGGATATTGCACAAACGCTTATATTGTAAAGCAGCACTATTATGATACACTTTTAAATAACTTTGAAACGGGGCTTCAAAAAAAGACTACCGTTAATATTCCAAAATATCCAATGTTAACACCCAAGACACGGCAAAAAATAATACGTGAAACTATAGATAATAGAAATGAGTTCAATGTAGACACATACTGGTTCAAGCTACAAGAAAAGGATAATTGGATAGGAATGATACCGCCTATGTGTGATCAAGTATCAACATACAGCGATATATATAACAAAATAGTAGTTCATCAGACTGTTGATATACCTGCACTTATTGAATACGGATATCTTCTTAAAGAATTAATGGGGTAATATATAAATGTTTAAGTGGAATAGGCTTCGGAAAGATTACGAGGGTCCTCGGTATAAAAAGGCATCTGAATGGTGGTTATCAAAAATTGAACATGATACAACGCAACCCATAAAATACTTAGAAATTGGTGTATTTTATGGAATTCATTTATTTGAAATTGCTTCTATATTTCCAAACGCATCCTTATTTGGTATAGATCCTTGGATTGACTATTCAGAATATTCTGAATATAAGGGACAACAAAACACAATACTAGATGGGTTTAAACGTAACTTATCAAAATGCCCTAATAATAAGCGAATTCAAGCGTATCGTGGTCTTTCAAACGATATAGTTCCTACATTTCAGAATGATTTCTTTGATATTATTTATGTAGATGGAAACCATGAAACAGACTATGTCTACAAAGATGGATTAATGAGTTTTCAAAAATGTAAACCTGGCGGATATATTGTTTTCGATGATTCAGATTGGCCGCAAACTATAAAAGGTATACAAAAGTTTGAAGAAGAGCTCGTAGATAAAATTAAAATAATTTCAGATTTAAAACAACAACGTATCTACAGAAAGATATAAATGGATGAAACATACTGCACGTATGTAGGATCGTTTGCTCTTCTAAAATCTGCTTCGCATCGATCGCCGATTCCCGTATCTGATTTTGATGGATTAGATCCAAATTGGTATTCTAATTTATATCCGCATTGTATTCTTCACGTATGTCCTCAGGCTCTTCCTAATTTTGTCAGCAAAGTTCTTCCATTCATTCAAGTTCCATTCA